CGTGCAAGCAGCGAGTCAAGGACGGAACGAAGCGCTGCCGCCGGCATCGAGGCAAGAGAAACGGTCCGAACGACACTCAACGCACTCGACTCAACAGCAGCAGAACAAACGTCTACAGCAACGTGCTCAGCGAGGAGGACGCACTGCTGGTCGAAGAGCTGCAAGAGATGGACGGGCTCAATGACGAGATCGCGCTGGTCCGATACAGGATCAATCGCACGCTCCTGGCACTGAGGAAGATCGAGGAGGCTGATCCGAACAATCCCAACAACACCGAGGGGATGCAGATCGAGGAGATCAAACGCACAGGCTCGAGCGCCGGCCACGTCATCAGTCGCCGGCCACAGTTCGAGTCGCTGCTCGATCGATGGATCGGCCGGCTGGCGCAGCTGCTCAAGACGCGAGCTGAGATCAGCGGCGACGGTGAGCAGATGTCGAGGGAGCAGTTGAAAGACAGAATCTTGAGCGATTTGGCCCTAGCTCAAACACTCACAATAGGCCAACACAACGAGAGGAGAGAACAATGCGAGGACTGAATCGAGTAGAGCTGATCGGCAATCTGGGAGCAGATCCAGAGATCCGGTCGACACAAGACGGCACACAGGTCGCGAACGTCAACATTGGCGTATCGAGCTCGTGGCTAGACAAGGGCAGCGGCGAGCGCAAAGAGTCAACCGAGTGGGTGCGTCTGGTAGGTTGGCGTCATCAGGCCGAGGCACTGGGGCGCTGCAGTAAGGGCGCCAGGGTGCGCGTTGAGGGAAAGCTGCAGACGAGGCAGTGGGAGAAGGACGGACAGAAGCAGTATACGACCGAGGTCAACGTGTTTGATGTGATGTATCTCGATGCTCGGTCTGATGGAGGCAACTCACAGCAATCCGTCGCACAGCAGGTCGACCGAGTGTTCAACGGTAGCAGCTCACAGCCGTTAAATACGCCAATTGATGACGATGACCTACCGTTCTGAGAGAAAAACAATGATTAAGCGGCCGGCACGACGCTCTGAGGTGCGCGTATCTCCAATACGCTGGCAGGGCAGTCCGAGAGTAGATGTGCGGCTGTTTATCTGGGCTGAGGAGCTGGAGCAGATGATCCCGACCAGGAGGGGGCTATCTCTCCGGCTCGACCAGGTAGACGACTTTGTCGAGGAGGTCAAGGACGCAGCCTATTCGTTTGGTGAGTGTGATTGACTCCGCGCTGGTCCAATATGGACTACCATCCTGTGCAGGGCGCGCTGTGGCTGAGTGAGGCGCGCTTCGTAGTCAATCCAGCCGGCCGGCGATCTGGCAAGACTGAGCTGGCAAAGCGTAAGATCGTGCTCGCTGCGTTAATGGGGACCAAATACACAACACCCAGGTATTTCGCAGCTGCACCGACTCGAGATCAGGCCAAAAGGATCTACTGGGCAGATCTCAAGGCAATGATACCGACGGACTACATACTCGATCGGCCGTCGGAATCTGAGCTGTTGATCAGGCTAGTCAACGGCGCAGAGATACAGGTTATCGGGCTAGACAAGCCGCAGCGCATCGAGGGCTCGCCGTGGGATGGCGGCGTGCTCGATGAGTATGCCGATATGAAGCCGATGGCGTGGGAGGCAAATGTTCGGCCGGCACTCTCTGACCGACAGGGCTGGTGCCACTTCATTGGGGTGCCTGAAGGCCGCAATCACTACTACGACCTCTATCGCTTTGCACAGGCCGAGCAAGCTGACAAGGGTGCAGAGAGTGAGTGGGAGGCGTATCACTGGGTCAGCGCCGATATACTGCCGGCTGCGGAAATAGAAAGCGCCAAGAGGTCACTCGATCCGCTTGTCTATGCGCAAGAGTACGAGGCCGACTTCGTAACTTTTCAAGGGAGGGCATACTATGCTTTCGAGGATTCTATACATACTGGGCGGCTGCATTACGACAGCCGCGACGATCTGGTCTTTGCGTTCGACTTCAATATCTCGCCGTATACGGTCGCGGTTCTCCAAGAAAAAGGAAACGATACCGACGGATTCACCGGAACTGGGGTCATAGGCGAGGTCTACATCCCACGCAACGGCAACACGCTCAACGCTTGTGCTCGGCTCATTCAGGACTGGGGTGACCACCAGGGGCGGATAATGGTCTATGGTGACGCTACAGGAGGCGCCCAGGGAACGGCTAAGGTCGAGGGATCTGACTGGGAGCTGATCGAGCGCGAGCTATATGCGCACTTCGGATCTCAGAGAGTCTATATGCGCGTGCCACGACATAACCCACCCGAGCGCAGCCGAGTTAATGCGCTCAACACGCGACTCTTAAACGGAGCCGGCGATGTAGGGCTCAGGGTAGATCCAGCCAAGGCGCCGAATGTGATCAGAGACCTCGAGGGGGTGCGTGTGCTCGAGGGCGGCAGCGGCGAGCTGGACAAAAAGGCGGACAAGACGCTGACACACATATCTGACGCTCTGGGCTATTACGTCGTCGAGGAGTTTCCGATCGAGGGCGAGCGAACTGGCTCAATGGACATCAGAGACATAGGACTGCGCTAGTGGCTCGTAAAAACACAATGACGCCGGCAGAGTATCGTGCTATGGCTGCAAAAGACCGGCCGGCCAAGATGGAGCCGCAGAAATCAACAAAGACGCCGACCGAGATCAAGATGCTCCAGAACGAGGTCGCTGCGCTCTGGAAAGCGCACACTGAGCTGCTATGTGAAATAAACAAACTAAAAGAGCGAGAAAATTGACTCTCTTTGATATGACACTAGCTTATGATTCACTCTGTGGTGGAGTGTTTTACTGTTGGACGGTATACCTGAAACCCCTACGGCTATATGGCCGTGGGGGTATCTCTTTTTGGAGACCATAAATGGCTACAATGACAGACAAAAAAACCAACGTCAACACTCCGTGCTCTGCCTATGCAGCCGTCGAGGAACGATACCGTCTTGTGACGGCTCTGATGGGCGGCACGATGGCGATGCGCGCAGAAGGGGAGAACTACCTACCTCAATACCCGAAGGAGACCAGGGAGCGATACAACGACCGTCTGAAGGTCTCTGTGCTATACGAGGCATTCTCATCGACAGTCCGCAACCTATCCGGCCGGCCGTTTGGTCAGTCGGTGCAGCTGTCTCAGGACTCGATGCAGTGGTATGATCAGATGCTCAGTGACATCGATGCCCAGGGGACAGATCTGACTGTGTTCGCTCGGCACTGCCTGGAGGATATCCTGGTATTTGGCAAGGCGCACATTCTAGCCGAGTATCCGAACACCTACGAGCTACAAGAGCAGCTCGGCCGGCAGCTGTCTCGCGCTGATGAGATGCAGCAGAATATCAGGCCATATCTGGTGAAGCTGTCACCGAAGGACGTCATAGGATGGCGCACAGAGCGCCAGGGAGGTCAAGAGGTGCTCACTCGGCTGCGCTATAGGGTGAACAAGACTCTACCCTCAGCTGACAGCGACTGGGAGGACAAACAGAAGAAATGTGTCGTCGTGTGGACGCCTGAGACTATCACCGTGCACGAGCAATCAGAGGAGGGCAAGTGGATCGCCGGCCCTCCGTCAGTCAATACGCTCGGTATGATCCCACTATGCACTGTCTACGCCAACCGAGTCGGGCCGTTGATGGCCAACCCACCCCTCGAGGCGCTGGCGCATCTAAACGCCAAGCACTGGAAGAACCAGTCGGATCAAGATCAGATTGAGGAGGTCGCACGCATACCGATGCTGCATATGACTGGCTACGATCCCAAAGAGGTGCAGACGCTCGAAGTGGCAGCGTATAAGATCGTGGCCAACCGCAACCCACAGGCATCGATGGAGGTCGTCGAGACCAATGGTTCAGCTGTGACAGTCGGACAGGAGAGCTTGAAGGAGCTGGTCAGCCAGATGGAGGATATGGCGCTCGAGGCGCTGCGTAGACGCTCATCGGGATCAAAGACGGCTACCGAGGTCGCTATACAGGTCGGACGGAACGTGAGCGATCTGGAGGCTTATTGTGTGCTATTGGAGAAGGGGCTCGCCAAGTCGCTCTACT